CGAGGATTGGCTTGATGCTGGTGAAAGTATCGACTCCATTCCAGTACAGGTTGAGATAGAGTTTCCAGCCACGACATACACCTATACCGGCAAAATGCACGCCGAGAGCCTCGAAATCGGCGCCAACAACGGCGAGCGTGCCACACTTAATGTGTCGCTGCAGTCGGATGGTGAAATGGTCCGCACCTCCGCTCCGACGGCCCCATAATGAGCAGAGACGCTAAAGTTGAACTCGACTGGGCGGATGGTACTTATACCTTCCGCCTCGGATGGGGTGAATTGGAAGCGCTGCAGGAAGCCTGCGACGCTGGCCCTTGGGTTATTCTGGAGCGGCTATTCACCAAACAGTGCCGGGTTGGCGATATTGCCCACGTTATCCGGCAGGGATTGATTGGTGGAGGCTTGGAGCCGACTGCCGCCACGAAGCTTGTGCGAACCTATATCGAAAAACGCCCGCCAGCTGAGAATGTCGTCTTCGCGACAGTCATTTTGCAGGCTGGCATTCAAGGCGTGCCAGAGGAACCGGTGGGGGAGCAAACGGCGGCAAATCAGACGGAGAGCAACTTGACAGTCTCCCCAACGGAAAAGTCAGATTTGCCGCGGTCTACGGCAACGGTGCGGCGCTCGGCTTCACGCCGCAAGAGGTAAGGCGCATGTCCATGTGGCAGTTCATGGCTGCCGTTGATGGATATGTGACGGCGAACTCGACCGACGATGGCGGCTTGAGCCAGAAGGAAAAAGAAGAGCTTTGGGAGTGGGTGAACGAGGGGTAGAGACAGCAACGGGCGATGAATAGTCAGGGAGCGACTATCAACATCAAATAGGCTACAAAAATGACCAAATGCGACAATCCGGTAAGCAAAGTGGTGCGTCCGGTTCCGAAGCTTACTACGCTCATTGCTAAGGCCATAAGAATTAGAACAATGTCTCCATGTTCAAGCCCCAACGTCAAGGGACGAGATACAACGAGACTGGCTACAGCCACGGCCGGTATCGTCAAGCCGATAGTGGCGCATGCTGATCCAAGAGCAATGTTGAGGCCGCGTTGAAGCTGATTGTTTAGCGATGCCTTGATGGCCGAAATTGCCTCGGGTAGCAGTATGACTAGTGCAATCATGGCGCCGATGATCGCGTCTTTTTGTGGAACTTCGAAATAAGCCAATCCGTCTTCAACTCCAGATGCGACGAATTCGGTTAGCAACACGATTCCTATTAGTCCGCCGAATAAGAAGAGAAGGTGGGAAAGTATACTGGAATCTGTTCTGTGATTGTCATGATGTTGTGCGGTGTCGACCTGGATGAAGTCGTCTTTTTGCCCCTTGCTCTGCGCAAATAAAAAACATGCGTAGAGGAGAAATGAAAGTACGGCCACGAACATCAGCTGCACGGGCGTGAACGTTCCGGAATCGACCGATAGGGTATAGTTGGGCAAAATCATCGTTAGGCCCGTCAAGGCAATTAAGACGGACAGAAACGCGCTCGTACCTTGCGTTTTAAGTTCTTGCCTCTTGTGGCGGACGGCGCCAAGGGTAATTGCAAGCCCCACCACCCCTGTACAGACGATCATTACAGTCGAGAAGACGGATTCACGAGCTAGGGTTGGATTGTTATCGCCGTGCAACATCATTGATAAAATAATGGAGACTTCGATACATGTGACCGCCAATGTTAGGATCAATATCCCATAAGGTTCACCAACTCGATGCGCGATATACTCAGCGTGATGCAGAACCGCAAATATTGTGCAGATAACAAGCGCTGAAGCGGCAGCCTCTATTAGTACAAGAAGAATAAGATTTGTTTCTATTAAAGTAGATTTTACAAATAATAAGGCAATCGCGAGAATAAAGCTTGCTAGTGGGATGATTTTAACTGGTGAAAGGACGTCAGAACGCACGAATTTGCCCCGGTTAATTTGGGATGATTTTGGCATGCATTGATCCTATGCCGATCCAAGACGGCGAAATGGGCTAAGATATCTCGCGTTCTCTCTCGCAAAACTAAAACGTCGGTTCCTTCACGCGAGATCCAGATTTGGCGCCGTCGACTCCCGTGGCAAATCCTTCGAAATCACGACCGATAATAATGAGCGGCAACGACGCCAGTGATGCGATGCCGCCAATGATCAGTAGCGCATACGGCATCAACATACTTTGATTGTAATAGCCGCCAAATTGGACGTTCTTCGCAACGGTCGCGAGCAGATCCCAGTAGCCATACGCGGACACCAGAGGGCCGACGAATAGGAACGCGATTCCTAACCAGCCCATTCCATTAAATCTCTGTTCTATTTTCATAGGTGCCCCACCATGGCCACTGACGTAGAGACTCTTGTCGTTCAATTTTCAGCCGATTTCAAGCGTTTGGAGAACGCGATTAATCGGCAACGTGGTCAATTCACCCGCCAAATGAGCCGGATGGAAAAGTCCGCAGATGCCAGTGTGCAGCGCATAAATGCGGCGCTTGGAAACATCGGCAAGGGCACAATGCAAGACCTCGCTGCTCCCCTAACCGGCATTACTGCCGCATTGGGCACGCGCGAGTTGATGCAGTATGCGGATGCTTGGACGCAGGCTGGAAACCTCATTCGTTCGTCAGCGACGGCAGCTGGTGTTGGCGCACGTTCGCTGAATGAGTTGAAGGACGGTGCGAACGAAGCTCGGACAAGTCTCGAAGCCTATACTGACCTATATGCTCGGCTGATCAGATCGGCCTCCGCCGTAGCCAAGTCGGAAGACGAGATTGCTTTGGCAACGTCGCTTGTCTCGAAAGCCTTTAAGGCTGGCGGTGCGTCCGCACAGGAACAAGCTGCTGGCATTCTCCAGCTCGGGCAAGCTTTGGGTTCTGGCGTATTGCAGGGCGATGAACTCCGGTCGTTGCGTGAAAACGCGCCGGTCATTGCGAAGGCAATTGCTGACGAGTTTAAGACCACGATCGCAGGCTTGAAGCAGCTTGGCGCCGATGGGAAACTGACGTCCGATCGCGTGTTCAAGGCTATCCTGAATGCACAAAAGGGTATTGAGGCTCAGTTCAAGGCCACCAACGCGACCATTGCCGACGCCTTAACGCAGATTAATAACGAGTTTACCGCTTATATCGGCAATGCCGATAAGTCAGCTGGCGCGAGTAGGCAACTGGTTCAGGCGCTGCAGTATGTTGCTGACAACTTCAAAGAAATAGCCGACGTCGTCGCAGCCTTTGCGACCGTGCTGATTACCGCGTTCACGGGGCGGGCGATCGCTGGCGTAGTCGTCGGACTTGGCCAGGCCGTTGTTGCATTGGGCTCGTTCCTGACCGCACTTCGTACAGGTACGAGCGTAGTTGCCGCCTTCAGTGCATCGCTTGGGCCAATCGGCCTGTTAGCAGGTGCCGCGGCAGGTGCCGTCTATTTGCTCTATAACAACATGTCGTCTGGCGACCGTGCTGCGAAATCATTCAGCGATGCGGTCGACGAAAACAAGGTTGCGCTGGAAAATGCGGCTTCAGCTTCTCGACAGTATCAGACGGAACTGACGAAGCAGATTAGTCTGCAGCTTGAAGCAGCCAAGGCGGCGTACACGCAGGCGAGCGCAGACGCCGACGCCGCCGACGAAAGAGCCAAAACATTCTATAGAATGACGGGCTTGAAATTCGAGCCGTTTGAATATGCCGCTGAAAGCGCTGGCAATAATGCCATCGCATTAGCCGGCGCGGTCGATAAACTCGAAGTTCAGCAGAAGCGTGCCGAAAAGATCCTCGCCTCAACGCCATCGGGCTACGGTGGCGGCATCGCGACTACACCAGACGACAAGAAGAAGGGCCGCACGAAGAAGACACCCGCTGAGCGGTTCGACGGCGATATTCAACGTATCACCGACCGCACATCGGCTCTTGTCGCGGAGACTGAAGCGCAGCGTCAGATCAATCCGCTGATCAACGACTTTGGCTATGCCATGGAGAAGGCGCGCACGGAGCAGGAATTGCTCAATGCTGCGCAGAAGGCGGGTGTTGCGCTTACACCTGAGCTACGAGCGCAGATAGCGCAGACGGCGGACCAGTGGGCGCTTGCCAGTGCCGAGGCTAACAAGCTTGCCGAGGCGCAAAACCGGATCAAGGAAAGTGCCGAGGATATGGCGGCGTTCCAAAAGGACTTGGTCGGCGGGATCGCTGATGACTTCCTAAACGGCGCAAAGTCAGCGGAAATTTTCGCGAATGCACTTGGTCGAATCGCACAAAAGCTAATAGATATCGGCCTCGCGAATATCTTCGATACCGACAAGGGCGGCTTCAATTTATTCGGTGCTCTGGGTGGCATCTTCCGTAAAAACGGTGGACCGGTAAAGCGCGCAGGCGGTGGTATCGTTCGCGGTCCTGGTGGTCCCCGCGGCGACAAAATACCTGCGATGCTGAGCGACGAGGAGTTCGTCGTGAACGCAGCCGCCACTAAGCGCAACCGCGCCTTGCTGGAAGCCATCAACAGCGGTCGTGTTATCGGACTTAAGGATGGCGGCTCACCTCTGCGCGCCCCATCCATGCCGAGCCTGCGCTCATCTGCTGCGTCGCAGCAGGCCCAAGCCGGGATTGCCGACGTTCGTGTCTTTGTGGATCGCGACGGCAACTGGCAGGCCGAAGTCGAACGCATTTCACAGCGTAACTTAAAACAGGGGCTCACTGCTTTTGACAAAACGGGCGCAATGCGAACGGCACGCGATCTAAGGCAAGCCAATTCAAGGGGGCTAGCAAGGTAATGGCTGAACTTCTTCCAACTGGCCTTCGATATCAGCCGACATTCCCTCTTTTGAATCGTCCGGTCTCCATGTCTCAGTACGGGGATCGGGCGATTTCAGCGATTGAGAACGGCGATCCTTTCTGGACTTGGACGGCCAAAGTCACCGACCTGACGAATGCCAAGAGAAATTTACTTGAGGCGTTCATCGATCGGTGTCGGGGCGGTCAGGTTACGGTGCACTACACCCCAAAACACGTTTGCATCCCGCAAGCTTATTGGAGTGACGCTAATAACCCGGCAATCACTGGCACTGCGACATTGGCCGCGATCAACGGCAACACGCTCACCCTGAACGGTGCCGTGGTCGGATTGAAACTGATGAACGGCGATTTGGTGGGCTTTACTATCGGCGATTACAACTTCATCGCCCGCATCGTTGCTGATGCGACAGCAGCCAGCACGAGCGTGCAGGTGAAGATCGAGCCGTTCTTGCCGTCTTATATCACCGTCGGTGCGGCGGTTCGCTTCAAGAACCCGGTGATGAATATGCGGTTGATGCCGAAGACGTGGGAAATTGGCGATGGCAAGTTCCCCGATGCGTCGTTTCAGTTGATTGAGGTGCCGAAGTAGGCTTGCCTACCGCTGTCGACGAGCGCGAATAGCACGAACCCAGGTGTTGTTGAACATGATGGCCCCGATAACCAATGCGATGGCACCCATGGCTACCATGCCGATAGCTACGCCCTGGTCTCCGAACTGCTGATATAACCAGCCCGTTTTTTCTACTGCTTGGGCTGGATTTCCAAGGCGAAGAACACCTTGGATCAAGGCACCAAAACCGACAATCAACATGCAAACACTTCTAATCATGCCGGCCAGATATCAGCTGGGCGCGGTTCAATCCACCCTTTCGATGATTTGGCGGTAACTAATGGCCTTCCCAGCACGCCTACAGCAATTGCTCGACGAGGGCAGGGGCAAGATAGCCTCGGCCGTCAAAGTCGAATTCGGCACCGGCACTTATGGTTTTTTCTCGGGCAAAGGCAGCATCCCTTACGGCGGCCTCACGTACAACGGCAATACGCTAATCGACATCGATGAGCCTATGTATGCGCTCGGTACGGCAGCCCAGCCAGTGACGATGCGCCTGCCTGCCGCTGCTGATTTCGGACTTACGCCAGACAAGCTGAAGCTGATTGAGCAGGAAGATTACAAGAACCGTCCTGTCACGTTCTACGACTTCTATTTCGATCCAGACACGAACGCTTTCCTCCACGCCGAGCCGACCTGGTACGGCTATGTCGATACAATCGACCACCGCGAGGAAGGCGACAATGTCTGGCTGGAAGGCAATATCGAGACCGGTGCGGTCGACAACTTCCGCGAAGGCTATCGTTATGCCTCGCACGAGGATCAGCAGCTTGTTTCGTTAGGCGACATGCTTTTCGAGTACGCAGCGAGGATCAAGAATGAATTCTTCAAAATCAAATTCGGCTAGGATCTCGGGTTGGGATCGGGCGCTGGAAGATATCGCGACGGCGCACGTATCCATCACGCCAGAATGGGGCATCTCGGACTGCCTGATGACGGCGGCAGAGGCGATCGAAGCGGTTATCGGTGAAAACCCGCTCGCCGAGTTCCGGGGCAAATATAAAACCGAGGCCGGGGCCGCTCGCAAGATGCGCGCCAATGGCTGCGAGAACGTCAAGGACGTTTTTGAGAACTACCTCAAGCTTGAACCCGTCAACCGGTTCTCTGCGCGTCGTGGCGACGTCGGCGTGATGCTGATCAACGACGAATACGTCGCCGGGTTCATTTGCGGCTCTGGCTTTGCGGTCAAACAGCCCAGCGGCCTCGCGTTCTTTCCAGTGACCGAAATCGAGCAGGCCTACAGGGTCGGCAGCTAATCACCACTACAATTTGCGCCTTTGAAGGTCCGCCAACAGCGGGCCTTTTTTGTTGCGCCTATGAGGCCGCCGTATGCCATTTTTAGCGCCTATCTTCACCGCTATCGGCGGCATCGTGTCGAGCGTGGCCGCATGGGCGGCAGCCAGTCCGATCCTCGCCGGTATAGCTCAGACCGCATTCGGCATTGCACTGAAATACGCGGTCAATGCTCTATTCCCTCCCAAGACGCAGAGCCGCGCATCTGAACTGGAAACCCAGTATGGCGCAAATATCCCGCGTTCGGTTATTCTCGGCACATGTGCGACCGAAGGCCATCATATTTATCGCAATAGCTACGGTAGCGGCGGCCGCCTAATCCAAGACGTGTTCGTTCTGTCAAGCTTTCGCATCACGGCTGTACCTCGTGTTCGCTACAACGGTGAATGGCGCACGCTTATTGCGCAAGACGCTGACGGTTACTCGCTTGTACCGAATGAAGGCACGAGCGGCGACGATCACGATAACGTCCGCGTCAAGTTCTACTACGGAGCGATGGATCAGCAGGCCGAGCCGACGCTGATCAATAATGCCCGTCCTTCTGGCCGCTGGACCGCGAACCATCGCGGCGCAGGTGTTGCTTATGCCATCGTGTTTTCGGAGCTGCGCAAGAATGGCGATGGCCTGACCTCGCCCGCAAAGCTGTTGTTCGAAGTCGTTGGCGCGCCGCTCTATGATTGGCGTAAAGACACCACGATGGGCGGTGCGGGCGCGCATCGCTGGGATGACCAGAGCACCTGGGAGTATTCCGATAATCCGGTTGTGCAGATCTACAATCTGGAGCGCGGATTCTTCAACGGCATGCAGCGAATGGTCGGCAAGGCAGTTCGTGCAAGCCGCCTGCCATTGGCAGAATACACCCAGGCGGCGAACATTTGCGATGAAGGTATGCCAGACGGTTCGAAGCGGTATCGCGCCCATGCGATTGCCAAGGACGGTCCCGGCGCCAACCACGACGCCAATCTGACGCCGATCCTCGAAGCCATGTGCGGCTCGTGGGTTGAGCGTGTTGACGGCGAGTTCCCGATTGCAGGTGCTCCACAGGCCATCGTTGCAACCATCACCGACGCCGACATCAAGCGCGGTGCACCGCTTCGCTTTAGTGCGAAACGCAAGCGCACGGAACTGATCAACACGGTTGCGGCCTCCTATGTCTCACCGGATGATTTCTATGAGACGAAGGACGCGGCAACCCGCATCGATGCGGGTGCGTTAGCCGAAGATCGCGAAACGCTTGCCAGCGCCATTCCGTACGCTGCCGTCACTGACGTTAGACAGGTGGACAGGCTGGCAGACATTGCCATTCGGGGCGCTCGTTATCAGGCATCGGCCGAAATCGTCGTTCATCCGAAATTCCTCGACACGATCAAGGAAGGCCGGTGGGTTCGCTGGAATAGCGCAAAATATGGCGACCGCACGTTTCAGGTTCTGACCCGGCAGCTCGGCGGGATCAATACTGATGGCGCTCGCGACATCTCGCTGTCTTTGCAACAAATCAGCAATGGTGTGTTCGACCCAACGGCCTACGAAACCAACCCACCGAACATCATCGTTGTGCCTCCGCCGCAGTATCTGGCCGAGGTGCAGAATTTCTTCGCCATCCCGACGCTTGTTGTTGCGGATGGTCAAGGTGAACTACCCGCTGCCAGACTGATCTGGGATAGTATCGATGATATCTCGGTCGCTGGTGTCAATATTGAGTATTGGCCGGCGAACGATCCCAGCCAGGTGTTCACGCGATTTGTGACATGGGACGTGACAAACGTCCTACTGGTCGAAGGCCTGACTTCTCTCACTGATTGGTTTGTCCGAACGCGCTTGCGCGTCGACAATGGCCGATCGGTGGCCTGGTCAACAGATACGCCATTCACCACGCTCAACGCGGCTGGCAATGACAGCCCGGTTGATTGCGAGCGCCTCGACAGTGACGTGAAGGGCCTCATCAACTGGATGACGGATGACCGGCGCGAGGCACTTCGGCAGGCTCAGGAGAATGCGACCAAGACCGCTGACGGCATGCTGGCCGGTTATGCCGATAGTCGGTCACTTCGCCGCGAACTTGCCAGCACCTACGGCAAGGCGAAGGCTTCGTGGTCGGAAGACATCTATGTGGCGACCGGGCCAAACAGCGCCATCGTGCAGCAGCTGATCCAGCTCAACACCGAACTCGATGACAAGGCAGATGCAGGCATCGTCCAGCTTCTTTCAACCCGTGTTGATAATGTCGAGGGCCAATATTCAGCGGTCGCAGACGCGATCATGGACGTGAATGCATCGGTTGACGGCACGGTGGCTAACTCCGGCTGGCGCATGACGTCCACAGTTGGCGCAGGTGGAACATCGGCCAGAATATCGGCCTACGCACGCATCAATATGGGCGACACTTGGAAACAGGCGGGCTGGCTTATCAACGTCACTCCGACGGGCAGTCAGTTCATCGTAGTGTCCAACCAGTTCGCGATTGCCGATCCGAACAATAACGGCACCTTCACTTATCCGTTCGTCGTGCAGAACGGGCAGGTCTACATTCAAAATGCCCGTCTCGGAACGCTGTATTTCGACGTGCTCCAGTCCAACAACGGCAAGATGATCATGCGCGGCTATGACAACTTGGCCGATCTGCGGATATTCACATGACCCAGACATTCATTGGCTACAAACCGGGCGTCGGCCCGGTTCTGAAGTGCCTGAAATATGACACTGACGATCCGCTGACACTGGCAAACACGGCATTCGACAGGTTCTTTTTCAATTCGGAGACACAGAACCTGTCCTATGTGTTCCCGACGAACCCCTTCTTCTATCGCTCGGCAGAGCTTTCAGCCCTTCCGGCGACCTTCAACATCACAAATGATCGGGGCAACGTCGTCATTTCTGGACGGACAGGAACAGCAACCGGCTTCTACAATGTTTCGACCTTCTACAGAATAACGAATGCCTATCCGAGCATGGGTTATGTTCCGATGTCGGAGTTCAGACAAGTTGACTTGCTGACCAACCGAATTGAGTGCGGGTCTTTCCTTAGCTATTACGCCTTGGTTGGCTCGACCAATCATAACGTGGTGACGGCGCAGCAATTCTATACCGTCATGGGAAAGATGGCTGGAACGACGAGTGGGTCAACCACCTTTCCGACGGTCTACAACGGCATAATCTCTACGGGCGACCAAGGCTTTGTCGGGCTTGGGGAATGGTTCGTCTGGAAAAATCAGCTGATCTACACCGACAATAGAAATCCGAACGCCATTTATCCGAGTGTATGGGACCTGCCTGCCGACGCATCGGCTATGCGGACTTATACGTCTGCTCCGGGTCTTCTGTCGCTGGAAGCAAGTTCCAGCCGATTTGTGCTGTCCAGACCCGGCTATGATGTGAACACGGCGAATGAGTTCGGCACGATCATAAGCTCGAACAATCGTTCGCCGGCTCTCTGCGTCATGAACGGAACGGAAAACAATATCCCGGCCAATGGGTCGAGAACGATTGCAGCACCTGCTGGCGTCATTCTCTCGCAAAGGGCTGTTGTGGACGTGATGTTCCGTGTCTCCGGTCAGACGTGGCGCGTGCCTGGACTGCTGACCGATACCACGGCGGCAGGAACTTGGCGTTTGTCCTACACCGTGTCCAATAACAGCGTCACGTTCTATAATTCGGAGAAGGACGCTGTTGACCTGCGGTATGTCGTTTTCAACGTGGATGACCAGCCGACATCGACTGGCGGCAATCAGGTCATCTTTCGTGGAAACGATGGATCGCGGGATTTCGTTCAGATCAAGAAGCCCGGTACGAGTGACCCTGCCAGCCGCCCGAACGATATCCTCTTTGACAGCCGCTACCCGCAATTCCAGATCATCGCGCAGGGCTTTATTCCGATATCCAGCTTTGGTGCAACGCAACCTCCGACCTCGATAGATAAAGGCGCGAGAACGTATCGGCTGAACTTCAACAATGCCGGTTTCGTGCCCTATCTGAAATACTCAACCGTGTTTCCGAACTGCGTGACGACGCCGATCTACAGAGCCGAGCGCGGGGTTGATGTCTCCAACATATCCATGCTGGCCGAAGTGAACGACACCTATGTCGATTTCTTCTGCTCGCCCGATAGCGGTTGGTCCGATGCTTTCAGTCAGGCTGGCAGTTGGACCCGTCTTGATTACGGTGCCCGTATTCAGGGTGTCCGGTATTACATCTTCGGCATAACGCCGAGCTGATCTCAGGAGAAAATCCATGACTATTTTGTCCGACTATGTGTCGGGAACGATTTCGCTCGCCAATGGGTCAGTGACGGTAACCGGCACCGGGACGTTGTTCGAGGTGACGCAGTTTCGGGAAGGCGACACTCTTCAAATCCAGAACCTGACGGCGGTCATAGCCAGCGTCGATAGCAATACCCAACTGACACTCGCGGAGCCTTGGACCGGGGCAAGCATCGTCAACGGCGCATACCGCGCTCGCCAGTTGGGCGATGGATCGCGGGTATCGACACAGGCCGCGACCATTATCGAACTGCTCGGCAACGGCGTTTTGATGAACCTGGCCGAACTCGGTGTCGAGGAAGGGAAAGCCCCAGTTGGCGGGCCGACGGGTGAGTATGAGCTTGTCGATCTCGTCCAAGACCCGAATGGAAGTCTGGCGAGCCTTGCAGCATTGACGTTGGCCGCTCGCCGCATTCTTCAAACTGATGCATCTGGAGCGCTGAAACAAGTAGCGCTTGCTGCCAATAAGTTTCTGCGAACAGATGCAAACGGCGATCTCGCGCTTTCTGATCTAACCAATGCAATCGCTTCTTTTCTGGCGTTGGCGCCAGCGGCAAACCAGCTCGCCTACTTCGATACCCCGAACAGCGCCGCGCTCACGTCTCTGACTGCTCTAGCGCGCACTTTTCTCGGCTCCGCTACTGGTTCGGCTATGTGGGCTGCTATGGGTGCGACAGGGAGCCTTGGCAACCCCGGTTACTTGACCCTCCCGAACGGGATCAAAATCCAATGGGGCAACACATCGAACACGGCAACAACCGGTGTCGCGACGATCATGTATCCGAGCGCCTTCACTACATTCGCTGTTCCGGTTTTTGTAAACGGTGACACCAATGCTTATGGGTACGCGCCTATGGGCTTCCGCGTCGGCACCAATGGTCAGTTCACCACGTATTTTCCAGGCGGCACGAGCGCTACCGTGCGCATTTGCTGGATTGCGATAGGAGTTTAGTCATGGCTGAACAAGATAACGAACAGACGGTTGCATTCACCGTGCGGGCTGTCTTCACAGAAGAAGGACTGCCGTCATCATTCTATCCTAGTGATGATTGGCCCGAAGGTTATCCGGCTGATGCCATAGAAATTCCAAAAATAGCTTGGCGTGAATTTCTGACGTATCCCGGCGCTCGCAAGTGGGAAAACGGCGAAGTGGTCGAATACACCCGGCCAGCCGTTGATCTGGTCACGATCATTCCTGCGGTCACGCTCTGGGAACGCATGACTGATGTCGAGGCCGAGCAAGTCAACACAGCTATGGCAACGCAGCCTTTCCGCACCCGGCAAATCTTTCTGACCGCAAACACCTTCCGCTCTGATCATGAGCTTTGGCCGCTGCTTGTTCAAATGGCGACGGATTTGTTTGGCGAGACAAGAGCGGCTGAGCTTCTCGTAGCCGAATAAACGATATCGCTTACTCGACACACCTTACCGCCCACAGGGGTGGCTCTTTCATCTGAAAGGAAAGGGCGAATAAAAAACTAACCCCCAAACGAACTGAGGGTGTCGTCCAAGAAAATCTCTGCTGTGAGAAGCTGAGCGGATTAATGTGGCTATTCCAACATACTGAACACAGCGGTCGACTCGTTGTGCGCTGTTTGTCTAGTTTGCCTTTTTGACGAGTTTAAAGCTCCAGCCGGGATTAACCTTAAATTCGTGGACCGCCCCAGTAGGCAGGGCTTTGAACTCTGCAACTTGGGTTTTCCAGTAGGTTTTCGGCCAAGGCTGTATCCAAAAATCCTTCAACGAGAAATAAGCCATCATCGAAATGGGAATAATTGCGATGGTAATTCTCTTGGTTCTCGCAATACCAGTAGTTACGCGGTCAAAAACCAAGAACAATATCGCAACCCAAGCGATGTTCGTTATTACAAAGTAGCGGGAGGATCCGGCAGATAGTCTGGGAAGTTGTGGTAAAGTCGCGTGGATAGTCGGCTTTGCAAGAGCCAACCCGATCATTACCGTCGAAAATACAATGATACATCTGCCGCGCCAATCGAGCTTGATCATCGCATAACAGAGCACGCCTAGGGAAACTATCGACACAACGGCATTTGTAGCGTCGTTGCTAAACATCGATTTGGCCTGATCGCCGCTAAGGAAAGCCCCTATGAATATCCGAGAGGACAGAATATCGGCCAGCACAGTGAACGAGAAGCCCAGAGGCGCGTGACTGCGCTTTGCTCCTGATAGCAGCAAGATGGCGACGAACTGGACGAGGCATACAGCCACAAACGCTAAAAGGAAAATTCGACCAAAGGTAGTTTTCGCGAATGCCCGATAATCAGCGTCAGAAACGTACCGGAGTAAAACTACGGGTACCAAGAAAACAATGTACGGGCCAGTTAGGCCAGCTAAAATAGTCAGTGCGATATCGTGAATCTTCCAGAGACGGGTGTTTGGGACATCGGAAATAAAGGTGAAGAGCAGCCATAGCGCCAGATACCATTGCGTATTGGTTATATTGGCGTGAACTTCCGTGATATTCGGCATTATCATTATATAAATAGAAGTGATTATTCTTACCCATAAGGGTAACGCTCGCAATCGTGGCGATAGTATAAAAGCAACAAAGAATGAGCGGATGGCGATGGCGGCTATATTTAGAATAAGCGGCGCTTGTTCCATTGGAAGGTACAAAGCGATGTACGCCACTATTCGCGAAATTGTCTGGTAATAGCCAGCTTGGGTCCAAAAAAGAGAAACGATGCCATTATTGTAAGCTTGGGCGTACCAGACAACTCCATCTTCGGCCCAAAAGGCTGGGTCGGTGATGAGGTCAGGGCGGCGAATGATGAAGACGAAAGCACTTACAATCAGCGCGGCAATAGGTAGTGCGTAGCGGAAGGCCCAATGATTTTGTTGTGTCATAAATTTAAACAACGCTGCTCACCAAAACTTATTAGGCTGGTAACAGCGGGATTTTGTTAGGTCAATCAAAAGCCGCGTAACTAAAGAGGGCGGATTGGCATTTTGCTAGCCTAATTTCCGCTTTCTCAACACTAAGTGCCGCCCACTGAGGCGGCTTTTTCATCTCCCTCAGCGAGGAAGTCGCCATAGCAAAAAGCACGCAACGGCTAGAGCGGCAATTACGCCGCCCAATACAATCATATGATCTGAGATTGTGAGATTGAAGATCGTCATTCGCGATTCTTCTCTATCCAGACCATGAAGCCGATCAGGGCAAGCAGCGCGACCATTATCGTTCCGATAAACCACCAACTCATTCGCTCTCCTCCTCACAA